TTCAACAGAGTTTTATGCACCAGAATTGCCAAGACGGGGTGCTATTTGCTTTAAATGCCACATAAGCACGGTAAATTTGGGATTTACTTACGGCAAGGAAGACTTTCATGGACCAACCATCAAGGAGCGCCAACAAAAGCAGGTTGCAGATGCCAAGATAAATGGCATCAACGCCGAGCCTGTTGGCAGTCGTTGGATTTAATGCTATGCCTGAAATCTGGGTCCCGATTGTCGTTGCCGTTATTACGGGCCCGGTAGTAGTAGTCCTGAGCAAGTTGCGCAAAGAGAATTCGGAACAACACGCAGAAGGTAGAGAGTTGCTACAAGCAATAGGCACAAAGGTGGATAAGGTCGGTAGTAAGTTGGATGAACATATTGGTTGGCACAAAGGCAAAGAGGAAAACTAATGGCACGAATGACTAACACAGAAATCTTAAAGAAGTATCGAGAGAAGCTGGAACAGTCACGCCGTTGGCGACAAGAAGAACGCTACGACGACCTTTGGAGTCGTCTAATTGATTTGTACCGTGGCAAACATCATCGTACCGACATCAAAGAAGACCAGTTGTTGGTAAACATTGCGTTTGCAACTATCAACGTTATTTCGCCTGCCGTATCTATTAATCACCCAAAAATTACGGTAAACGCCAAACGGCCAGAAGATGCCGATAAGGCAATTGTTACGGAAGCAATTATCAACTACTGGTGGCAACATTATGGTTGTCAAGAGCAGTTTCGCCGTGCGGTTAAAGACTTTCTTATTTGCGGACACGGGTGGGTCAAGACTGGTTATCGTTACGTTGAAGAAGAAAAAGCAAAAGACGAAACACCGAACTTTGATTCATACGATGAATTAACAACGCCTGGTCCGGAAGCCGCCGTTGAATCAGAATTAATCATTAAAGAAGATAGAGCTTTTGTTGAGCGTGTTTCTTTGTTTGACATGTATGTTGACCCAGACGCAACATCAATGGACGATATCCGTTGGATTGCACAACGCACTCGTCGTCCGCTAGAAGACGTAAAGAAAGACAAAAGATACAATGCTTCTGCGCGCGCGGACGCGGCGCCTTCGCATTATTCAAAGTGGGGACAAGACCAGTTCCGTCCACGAATGTCAACAGACAAAGATAACTCATATGTTGAGATTTGGGAATGGTATGACATTGATAAAAATACAATGTCCGTGTTTTGTGATGGCTCAGACAAGTTTCTTGTTTCGCCAACAAAAATGCCTTTTTTGTTCGGACATCCGTACACAATGCTACGCAACTACGATATACCAGATTATTTTTACCCAATGGGTGAACTGGAAGCAATTGAACCACTACAACACGAATTGAATCTGACCCGTACACAGATGATGAACCACCGTAAACGGTTCTCTCGTAAGTGGCTATACAAAGAAACAGCATTTGATACAGATGGTCGCAATGCCCTTGAGTCGGATGAAGACAACGTAATGGTGCCAGTTGTTTCTGACGAAAGCATTAACAACGTAATTACGCCAATGCCGGCAGTAATTAACCCACCAGAGTTCTACAACCAATCACAATTGATTTCCGAGGATATTCGTTCAGTCTCTGGACTTAACGAATATCAGGGTGGTGGAATGCCAGAAATTCGTCGAACGGCAACAGAGGCGGCAATTATTCAGGACGCTGCCAATGCTCGCGTTTCGGATAAGTTGGCAATCGTCGAAAAGAGCATTGGAGAATGCGGTCGTCGTTTGATTATGCTTGCACAACAGTTCATGACTGGCGAACAGGCTGTTCGTATTGTGGGCTCGGAAGCCTCTCCAATCTGGCTGAAGTTTGACCGAGATTACATTCAAGGTGAATTTGACTTCATTGTTGAGGGTGGTTCAACTCAGCCAGTCAATGAGTCATTCCGTCGCCAGATGGCAATGCAGGTTGTGGATGCTATGGCACCGTTTGCTGGTGCTGGCATTTTGGATATGCCGAAACTTGCAACTTACGTTTTGCAATACGGTTTCGGTATTCGGGGTGCGGCGTCTTTTGTGAACGCCCAACCGATGATGCCTGTACCACCACCCGGCGCAGAACAGGGTGGTCAACCAATGCCACCAGAACAACCAATGCCACAAGGAATACCAATGCAGCAAGGTCCACCTGTTGATATGGGGCCAATGCCACCAACGGGTGGCATGGCTATGCCGTCAAATATTCCGCCACAAATTCTTGCACAATTGCTTGCGCAGGGCGCACCGCTACCAAATACTCAAGGAGCTATGTAACGGTTTTGCGTTAGGTATAGAGCAAACCGTTGGAGGACTCTATGAGTAATGATAACACCGTTGATAGTGCAATTGAAGCCCCGATAGCAGAAACTGTTGGACAAGCAGAAGTTAGCACGGAAATAGGTGAAGCCCCCGAAGTAAGCACCGATTATTTTGCTTGGGACGAATACGCTGACAAACCTGTCAAACTAAACGTCGCTGGTGAGGAAATTGATGTTCCACTAAAGGAGGCGCTTGCTGGATACCAGCGTCAAGCGGACTATACCCGCAAGACACAGGAATTGAGTGAGCAACGGAAACAGGTGCAGTTTGGTGCTGCTTTGCAAGAAGCCTTGCAAAACGACCCAAAAAGCACTTTGGAATTGTTGAAGCAACATTATGGTTTAGAAGAACAGCAATCGTCGGAAGACGAACTGTTATTGGACCCAGTTGAGAAACAGTACCGACAACTAGAATCTCGAATGAAAGCATTTGAACAAGAAAAAGCAATGCGGGATTTGGAGAAGACAGTTGAGTCTCTGTCACGGAAATATGGCGACGCATTTGACGCAGATGAAGTAATTGCTAAAGCTTTGGCTACAGGCAATTCAAATCTGGAAGCCGTCTACAAACAGACAGCGTTTGACCGTATCTTTGAACAAAGTTTGACCGCATCTCAGTTAAAAGCTAAGAAGGCGGAAGAAGAACAAGCTATTGTTCAAGCGAAACGGGAAGCGACTGTTGTGTCCAAGGGCGCTTCAGCTAAAAGCGCCGACGTGTCTTCCAAGCCCGTAACCACACTTCGCGATGCTTTTGAATTGGCGAAACGCCAAATTAACGGCTAGCACTAACAACAGGAGATATTACTATGGTCGCTGCCAACAGCAACTTTGATAATCTATTAACAACAACGCTTGCGAACTATCGCTCGACGTTGACCGACAACGTATTCACCGCACGTCCTTTGACTTACAAGTTGATGGAGGGTGGCCGCATTCGCATGCTTAACGGTGGTACAAAAATCGTTGAGCCTCTAATCTACGGACAGAACAGCACAGTTGGTTCGTACAGCGGATACGAGACACTTTCGCTCACACCACAAGAAGGCATCTCAGCAGCTGAGTTTGAGTGGAAGCAATATGCAGCTTCCATCGCAATCAGCGGCATCGAAGAAGCCAAGAACAACGGTGAGCAAGAAATCATCAACCTTCTTGAAGCAAAAATTATGCAGGCTGAGGAGTCAATGCGCGAGTCATTTAACCAAATGTTCTTCGCAGACGGCACCGGCAACAGCGGAAAAGACTGGAACGGCTTGGGCAACCTTGTTGAATCAGGCAACACCGTTGGTGGCATCAACTCAACAACTTATGAGTGGTGGAAATCAAAGGAAGATAATGATGCTGTAGCTTTGTCACTTGCTGACATGGCATCTTTGTACAACAGCGTTTCGGTGGGCAATGACCACCCAGACTTGCTTCTCACGACTCAAACATTGTTTGAGAAGTATGAAGCTTTGTTGCAACCACAGTTGCGTTACACAGACACCAAGACAGCGGATGCTGGTTTCCAGAACCTTCTGTTCAAGGCTGCTCCTGTAATGTACGATGTGCATTGCACAGCTGGTGTGTTCTACATGCTCAACACCAAGTACCTCACACTTGTAGGTCACTCAGGCAAGTGGTTCTCACAGACAGCATTTGTGTCTCCGGAAGACGTAGATGCTCGTTACGCACTTATCATGTGCTACGGTAACTTGACAGTCCGTAACCGTGCTAAGCAGGGTAAACTGACAGCCAAGACAGCCTAATAACTTTAACAATTAAGGAGAAACTACAATGCCATTAATCGCAAATGACACAGACGGTGCAGTAACACGCAAGCGTCTTGAAACTTGGGCAGCCAAGGAAGAAAAAGTAACCGTTGTTGCAGCAACTGATGCAGGAACCACACAATCAGCAGCAACACTTGCTGGAGCAGCAGAGGTCGTCTACACAATGACCCCAACTACAGGTCGTGCCCTCACGACACCAACAGGTGCTGAATTGGGTGCAGCTTTCACAGACGAAGCAGTTGGAAGTTCTTTCCGATTCTCGGTTGTGAACCTTGCAGCATCAACACACGCAATTACCCTCACGGCTGGCGCTTCTGGCGTGACGCTTGTAGGTAGTGCAACAATCGCAGCTGCTGATTCAGCTTCGTTTGTTGGTGTTTTCACCGCAGCAAATACAGTTAGCATCTACCGTAAGTAGATATAATGTTTGGGTGGGGGATAAAAGCCCCCACCCAACAACTATCAAAACACCCATGATGTACGGCAAAAAACCACCTTCAAAAAAGAAGACTCGCGGCCAGAAGGCCGACGCTGCAAGAAAAACAGCTGAAGCAAAGGCTGTTATTAAATTTAACAATACTCTTAGAGGCAAAAAAGCAATTGGGATTTCGCCATCTAACAAAAATATTCCGAAATCAATGTCCAAGGGCAGAACCTATAAGGGCAAGTAATTAATTCGTAATTTGGGGTGTGCCCCCCACCTTCCAGGGCATACCCCAAGTAACGAAAAGGACAAGTAGTGATGAAGAACGCACAATTGTCCGGTGAATATTACGGCGTACCAATACAAGGTATCCGTCCTTCCGCAGAAGTTCCAGGCTCACGCCAAGCACCACCAAGCGGTCCATATCTTGGACGCGGTAATTTTTGTGCTGCAAACGATGATACATGTACGGGTCGAAAAGCCAAAGGCACCGATTACTGCATGGGGCATCTACGAAGCAAAGGTGACGCATAATGACAATGAGCCTTGCCGATGTTCGCACTATGGTGCGAAACATCTCCGACCTTGATTCGGTAGATTTGCCAAACACCATTATTGACAATGCTGTGAAGGAAGCATTTCAGCGTATTATCGCCCTTGAGCGCCGATGGCCAAAATACCAAGAAACGTACACATTCAATACAGTTGCTAGTCAACGCCCATACACAATATCTACAATTGGCGATATTCGAGAAGTCATATCTCTTGTAGACACATCTAGCGCAGGTAGTCGTTTAACGATGATTCCCTACGACAACGCAGAAGACATTTGGTTGGGTAATACTGACGTTCCTTCCCGCCCATACTTTTACGCAATATGGGATGCACAGCTACACCTATATCCAAAGCCTGATGCCATTTATGCGATAACGCTTCGCGCTTATCGGAACCCTGTTTACACTTGGTTGACGAACACATCTGAGGCAATTGACCTTGATGAGTGGTTCCATGTTTTGCTTGCATATTTTGTGTTGGCTCGTGTTTATCAGCGCCAAGAAGACCCAGAGCTTTCAGCAATGTATCTCAGGTCGTTTGAAGAAGGCGTAGCTATGGCTCGCCGTGACTTGATGAAGACCCCTAGCGCAAGACCTTTGTTGATGTCGGCTGGTAGGCAGTACCCAACTATGCGTCGTTGGCTGCAAACCCTTGGCGCAACCCTAGGTACATAATGGCTCAGATTCTTCTTGAGCGCTATGATGACTTTACTGGCGGTTTAAATCT